CCGGGAGCATCTACTACTTCTTTTGCTTGTATAATCCAGCGTTGCTTACTGGTTTTCATTTTCTCAATTAGTTCGATACATCTATCCCACGCTGTTGCATCCATTAACATAAGTGCGGTTACATCTGTTCCTCTTCCAAAGAGATGATCAGCAACTGCAATAAAGTTATCAATGTCTACATCTTTTTGATGGCAACTTAAAACAAACTCATCTACATCTTGTGTATTTTTTTCAAACCATCTTACAGTTCTACTTCCGTTAGTGGTACATTGTATATGAACACTATGATTTTCTTTTATTTCTTTACAAAACTTTGCAAAGTGAGGCCATAATGTAGGCTCGCCTCCACCTACAACGTTAATCTTAAAATGTGTTTTATTATGTGCTAATGTATAATAATCAAATAATGCTCTAAAGTTTTTTATTACTGTATCTATATTTTTAGGATAGCGAAGTCTGTTAGTAACACTACCTGGAAAACAGTATTCGCAAGAGAAGTTACAAATGTCAGTTGGCCAGAACCTAATATCTAATGTTTCAGGATCTTGTGTAGTAGCAATTTTAATTAATTCTCTCATAGTAGATGTGCTAACTCTGGAAATACCTTTGCTGCTTCTAAACCTCGTATAGCATCAAGTTTATTTGTGTATTCCTTGAAGCCTGGTAATAAGTGACTGTTGTCCTGTGCATTCATATGATTAAGAACTGCTTCCCAACGTTTCCACCCATATGGATTATGTTTCCAATATTCGTCATCTTGTCTATAGTTTTTCCATAGCCAATCTTTGAAGTCCATAAAACGTTCTTTAACTTCTTCTTTATCTTCTTTAGGTAAAATTTGTATACTTAGAAATGTTGGAATGTATAGTAAGTGCATGTTAACTAGCCCACCGCCCATTTGTACTCCACCTGGAACTTCACCAACATTTAATTTTTTAAAGCCGCTTTCTAGTTTCCATTTCATAAAGTCTGGTAAGTGTTTTACGTTGAATATTTGAATTGCTGTTGCTAAACTTGTTTGTATGTTGTCAGGTGTGTTATCTAACATGTGTAATGTTTTTTCTACAGTTTCAAAGTTTGTAGGAAAACGTATGTATTCGTCACGTTCGTGACTAGCGTCCATGCTTACAGCAAATTTAACTTTCTTAAACTTTGACCAAAGCTCAATCAAATCATCATCAACTAGCAATCCGTTACTGTTATAGCGTAACAGTATTTTATCTTGATATCCTTGCCTGATAATTTCTTCAATAAATCTTTTGTGTTCTCTAATCATTAACGGCTCGCCGCCTGCAAAGTATACTTGTTTTAAGTTAGGAATCTGTGCATTCATTTCTTCCCAAAACGTATCTTTTTCATGCCATTTGTTATTGAACTCTTTTCTATCCCATTGCATTTGCCTTTTAACTTCAGGATCTTCTAATACAGGAATTAATTTTTTATGGTCAGCGACCCACTTGCTACTATCGTGTGGTGAACACATGACGCATTTAATATTACATGTATGTCCTAAACGTAAGTCTAAATATTTTAAATTTTCAGGAACTGTGCCATCTTCTTTTGTTTGTCTTACAAGTTCAGGTATATCAACACCATCTTCCATCCAAGTATAACTTTCCCAAACACGTTTACTTGCAACTCCTTTCTTCTCTTCCTCAAAGCATTTTTTACAACTTGCAGGAATATTACCTTCAAGCATTGTGGTTCTTACATTTTTCATGTAATCATTATTCCATGCTTCCATAGGAGTTTCGTGACCAAAGTTTGCAGGCTTGCCATGATTCATTTTAACTAAACCTACTTCGTGATCACCACCTGCACCACTAGCATTTGACGAACAACATAATCTCATATCTCCGTTAGGTCTTGTTGCAAAGTGTATCCATGGTAAAACACAAAATGTTTTTGTGCCAGCGGCCTTGGCTATGGCGTCTGTATATTTGTCTAATTCAGACATTAAAATCTTCCCATTAACATATAACGTGTATATTTAGGTAACTCTAATTCATCTTTAACTAGTATAGTTTTTAATTTAGATTTTTTTCAAAACTGCTAACACTATTAGAACAGTTTACATGTTCTTCTAGTTCAAAATAATTATTAGATTGTAAAATCACTTCAGTACTTGTTGGTACACGTTTTGCCCATTTGTTGTACTGTTGTTGTGTGAGGTGTTCGCAACTTGTGTTAATGACCATGTAAGGTTGATCAGTATATTCATACTCACACATATCTGCTGTAACTGCTGTAAATTTTCCTTCCATCTCGTAACGCTTATTCATTGTGTTTGCTATTTCTGCACACTTAGGATCAATATCAACACTTGTAATATGTTTAAATCCTATTGTGCTGTTGAACAATAAATTTGCTAATACGCCATTCCATCCGCCAAATATAACACAACTAACATTACCAACATGATGATGTTTTTGCAGTGTTTCAACCAACCACGCTTTAGATTTTAATTGGCCTCCCCAAAAACTTTCAAGTGTGCGGTCGCGATCTTCGCTGTTGCGAATTGCATCCATCCAAAATTTTATATCTTCAAGTTCTACTTTCACAAGTGTATTTAAGCCATAAATACGAGTATGTTACTCCTTCCTGAATTAAGTGTATATATAACCCACACCTGTACTTTGGCGTGTGATAGCTGTTGCACGTTTAATCATTTAAATTGGGGTACCCATTTTAAGCCAGATACAACTAAAGAAAAATTAAAAGCTCTACCAGACACAGTCGACTTTGAAGAAGTTTTTATTATAGGTGGTGAGCCTACGTCTAATCCTGCACTAGGAGATTGGATGGCATACTTAGAAAGTATGTGGCCTAATGCTAAAAAATGGGTAGTAACCAACGGGAGAGACCTAGATAAATTTGATGAACTGTATCCTGAATGGATAGACCGTGATTGGAAAATAGAAATATCAGCACATTCACAACAAGACCTTGACACCGTAATGTCGTGGATACACAATAGGTGGGCAGATGTATCCTGTGAGCGATTCAAAGATACTAGACACGAAGATGGTGAGTGGCATTATAAACTTGTTGTTGACGGAATTGAAAGAGGTGAAATTACAGAAGCATGGCAGTTTTACGAAAACCCTGCTGTAGTTAAAAAAGGTAACAAACTAACTTGGGATAAACTTAGAGATGCAGATGATCAGCATTCTAAGTGTCCTGCTATACAATGTATGTATCTAGTAGATGGTAGATTTTATCGCTGTCATCAACAGGCAATACTTCCTCAGTTATCAAGAAAGTTTCAAATAGAAGATCCGTTTGCTGATATAGCAAAACAAGATCTAGGGTGTAGTCCTGAAGAGTTTGAAACTTGGATCAAAACACAATTAGAACCTCAAGAGCAGTGTCGTTTGTGTAAATGGGAAAACAAAATTACATTACCAATTGAAAAATCCAAAACCAAAAAAATTAAACTTTTAAAAATTTAGGTATTTTGCTGTCTGCACTACTTACACAAGAGCTAGTAATGCATTTAGATGGCGTCTTAAACAGCGTAAAACCGCCCTGTAGCGTTCCTAAAGGGATATCGCTGCAACTATATGCTCTCTTAACTTCATCACCTCTTATAACGCAGCTTTGATACCCTGCATTGCAATTCCAATCTTTAAACTTATTGAAGTTAAATGCATTCATTCTTTCTGCCTGATCCAAACCATAATTGTTTCCTTTAGCATCTTCTAAATACATTTGCATGATTTGCTCACCTTTCCAATTTTGTGGAAAGCCTGTTTGCAATTGTTCAATTTGCTGATCGGTGTACCCGTCAACTATTCTAGACGCGGTAGGGTCGGACTGCGGTTTAAGAGTGACGTTAATTCCTTTGTCTGCGAATCTACTACAACGTTCATAATATTCTTCAAAGTGTTCAGGAACCATAACTTGATTAATTGTAACAAATACTCCTCCTTCTATGAGCTGTACGCATCTATCTCCAAAGTCTTTTTCGTTTGCAAATTCTGCGTGATAACTTGCAGTGATGCTACGACGTGTTAGGTGGCTGGTGTTGTCTATAAATCTTCCCCACCATTTCTCACCTGGGCTTAGATTAGTTGTAAGGTGTATGCTTTGATATTTTGCTTCATCGTCATTAGCATAATATTCAACAAGGTCACCAAACTTTTTATATGCTGTTGGTTCACCTCCACTAAAACTAAAATGAAATTCAGTAAATCCATTTGCTCTTGCTTGGCGTTTAATTTCATCAATTGCATTTGTGTATACTTCAAAGTCTTGATGGTCTGGAACGTTTGAGTTTGCATACGGCCAACAGTAACTACAACTATAATTACAGAAGCGACCAAGTATCCAACTAACGTTAAACAATGGCTGTTGAAGCATTGTTGTTTGTCCAAACTTAACAATATTGTGGAATGGTATTAGAGTAAAATCGTTCATTTAGGCTCCACAATGGCAGTTGAACATGCCTTTACACAGGTCATGCACTTGTCTTTGCCTTCCCAGTAGTCAGTAATTCCACCGAATAAAATGCCATCTGTGTCTAATATGCCTGACTGGCAAGTGTTTAAACCTATATTGTTTATTATATCTTTTGTATTTTGCACACTCTGATTACGCAGTTTGTGTATAGGTAATATCTCTTCTATTGGTTGTTCTAAGTAATCGCTACCTATATAACAGCAAGGCATTATGTGTCCGTATGGATCAACATATATACCTTTTTCGCTAGTACACTTAGGATTAATTTTTGCTTGTTCCATAACATGATTTAGATAACTTGTATCTAACAAATCAATTAATTTTGCATTTGGCTGTTTAGCAAATCTTTGTCTTGTTGCAGGCTCTAAAAAATATTCTGTTTCTAGATTGTTATTAACAACTTTAAATTTTTCCATCTCATAAAAACGTGTAGTGCTTACAAAGTTAACTTCTTTGACTCCTAGCTCTAGCAAAAACTTTTCTAGTTCTTCTGCTTCATCTTCATTGTGCTTGAACACTAAACTATCTACCCTTGCTTCGCCGCCAGCATCTATATATGCTTTTAAATTTTCTATAACTTTATCAAAATTTGTGTTACGTCTATATAATTCATGTTTGCCTTTGAATCCATCGATTGCAAATACAACTGTACTATTCGAAACTGTTCCTATAACCTTTGCTAACTTTGCCCACCATTCAGGATTTCTCATACCACCATTTGTGTGTATTGCTAATCTAGTAGTAGGATTACACTCTCTAACATATGAATAAATTTCTAAGCAATCTTTTGCAAACGCAGGATCACCGTAATTACCGCAACTATAAAAGTTTTGTAACTGAGCTAGAAATGGTTTAGGAAACCATTTTTTAAAATCATCAATGCTCATATCTCCGTTCTTAATGAAAGGTCTGGTAGGACCTCCGTGGAAATTCCTTGCACACATTGGACATTGTGCTTGGCATTTATCTGTCAATTCCAGATGAACTGTTGTTACTTCAGAAACTTTTTGTGTCATTATGAACGTATTTAATCACTTTATTAGTTGACTTTTGCAGTCTAGGCTTATATACTATGACTGTTGAGAAGACTCTCAGCATAGATTATAAGGGAAACATAAATTATGAGTACACAAGTAGAAGCAATAAAAGCAGCATTTGAATCGTTTTTAGAAGAAAACGAAAAGTTCGAAAACGGTAATGGCGCAGCAGGAACCAGAGCCCGTAAAGCATTACAAGAAATAACTAAAGCCGCAAAAGAACGTAGAAAAGAGATTACTGATACTAAAAACGCTAGAAAAAGCGCAGCAGTATCACAGTAACCCACCCATGTGTAGGGCTACGAGTGTAGCCCTACTTTACTTTACATAAGGAATAAAAAGTTGACAGAAGTAAAATTAGTATCGTATAGCCGAGCAACAGAAGAATTTGAAGAAGAAGGTTTAACAGATTTGCAAGAACTTATTGCATTTTGTGCAAAGGTATCAAACCCACAAGCACAGATTAATAACGATACCAGCGAGAGGTTAATCAAGTATCTAATCAAACATCAACATTGGTCGCCATTAGAAATGGTTAACGCTGTACTAGAAATTAACACAACTAGAGATATTGCACATCAGATTGTGCGTCATCGGAGTTTTGCATTTCAAGAGTTCAGTCAACGTTACGCTGATCCTAAAGAACAGGGCGAAATGTTTGAATTCAGCGAAGCACGTTTACAAGATCCTAAGAATAGACAAAATTCTATCGATGTTGAAGATGAAAAACTACAACTTGATTGGTTACATGCACAAATGCGTATCGCACATTTAGCCAAAAAAGAATACGACTGGGCCATTAAGAAAGGCATTGCGAAAGAACAAGCACGAAAAGTACTGCCTGAAGGACTTACCAAAACACGTCTTTACATGAATGGAACAATTAGGAGTTGGGTACATTATATTCAACTTAGAGGTGCAAATGGAACACAAAAAGAGCATATGGACATTGCTGTAGCGTGTGCTAAGGTCATCTCAGAAATATTTCCTATTGCGAAAAATCTAACATGAAGAATTCGTTTAGAGCAGATTTTTCTTGACAAATGATATATATCATCATATAGTAATATTTTTATCATAGGAGCAAGAGATGGCATTGCCTAAAAGTACCAAGAAGAAAAAGCCAAGAGCTGCACCGCGGATCCAACGTGGCGCAAAGCTCACGGAACCTAATTGGGACGGTTGGGAAGATATGACTGGCGAGCAACTTCATCGGCATCGTCGAGCAACACACGAGTGGTATTATGCAAACTTTAAGCCAGAGGACTTATACACTAATGTATATGCCTGGATGGAAAAAGAGGACAAGTATACTAAAGATCAAATTAAATGGATCAAGGCTGCACCTAAACATGCTATTAGTATTACTGCAGGTATTGTTGCACGTATGGATACAATGGGTGCTCCAAGGTTTTCTCAGAAAGAAGCAGATTATTGGGAATCACTTGCTGGAACAATGGGCCAATTAAAATCATCAATTGACTTTCTTGAAAGGAGAATTGAAATCGCAATACAAACAGGTAAGGATCACAAAGAAGAGAAAGAGGAAGAACTAAAGGAAAAGCCACAGAAGCGTGTAATTAGTATTCAAGAACGTATAGAGTTACAAGCAATTGCTGCCTGTGAAAAAGTTGATATGTGGTTAGAAGTGTGGAGTGATCAAGATAAAAAGTTTGATCCTAAAGGATTTGATTTTGCAAAACACTTTGCTCAAATGAAAGTAACACAAGCACATGCTCGCAAGATTATGGGATTGTATGAGCCAGAGCTTAAAGAAATTAAAGAAGTACTAAATCCTCCTAAGTTGAAAAAAGATGCAACTGAAAAAGAAAAAGATTTTGCAGCTCAACTACAAGAAGCATACGAGTTTACAACTAAAAAAGAACTTAAGAACATGCTAACAGCACTAGAAAGATTATATGGTGCTTGTCAGGTT